CTGGAGTTAGGTAACAAACACCTGCCCACATATTATGATGGTCGGCATGTATCCATGTTCTGTCTTGAGCTGTGGCTAATTGAAAGGCTCCGGTGTAACCTTGATCTTCAAACCAGTGAGTAACCGGCCCTGCAAATGCCATCCAGTATTCGATACAGGATTTAACATCGTCCGGTAGATAAGGTTTAGTTCTTGATCCGGGATAATTTCCTTTTACCGAGAAGTCTTGAGACAATGCATAATTTCTAACAATGTCTGGGTTCTCATAAAAGTTATCGATAACTAATAATTCTAAATTCATTTAATACCTCATGTATGTTCCACTAACTCCTTCCCAGCCATATATTTTCCAGTCAGTTTCTACTATGTCTTTTTCGTAAGGTCTAGTAAAGAAATATAACAAGGTTTCAAGATCATATGCTATACCATTGGGGTTATTCGTAAATTCTGCAATCACTCTATAGATGTCTAGCATTTTTTCATGATACTCAGAAGTCCATCCATAAAGCACTGAGCAATATTGTCTAAGCGTGTTATCTTGCTGGGTACTTCGTCTATCTACCATTTCATAGGGCCAAGTATCCTGCCACTCAAATTTTAACGGATGTTTAAAAAACAATTTCCCTGTATTTTCATTTGTACAATGAGTTAGGTTAAACGACCGATCAAAGAAATATCTTCCACTTAATTTAAAAAAGAAGTCATATTCTTTGAGCAAATCTTTATATCTATTAAAGAATGCAAGTTGTAATATTGTTTCACAGTGACTCTTGTGAGAGTGTGTTCTAATAATATCAAATAAGTCGGGAAATTCTTCTGCTACATTAATAAAAACAAGATTTGGTTGGTAGGCAAGTACTGCTTTGTAGTGTGCAGAATTTTTAGATGAGTCAACTAAAAATATAGTTGTTTCGTCGTCTATTATTCTATCTAAAGATGATAGAGTAAAAATAGTTTGTCTTAATCGTTCTTCATTACTGAAGATAGATCTTACATTACTGTAGGTAAGTGGATAGGTATTATCAACATCAATGACGCTAGTAACCAGTATTGCTTTCTTCATGATCTATAAAAGTTGCCTGTTAATAATTTTTTAAAATATTCATCGAGTTGTTTATGTACAACTTCTTCAGAGTAGTGTTTCATTGCCCAGTCTCGGCAAACTTTGGGGTCTATCTTGTCAATGTTATTCAATGCGTCGACAAATTCTTTAAACTCTCTACAACGGAATCCAGTTACACCTTGTACAACTGTTTCTGTAAAGCCCCCCCAGTCTGTGGTAATAGCTGGGGTGCCGGAGAAGTAGCCTTCAGCAACCATATTGCCAAAAGGTTCAACGTAGTAAGTCGGTCCTATGATCGCCTTTGCATCTCGCATTAATACTTTACGCTGTTCTGCATTTGCCACACCAAACACTTCTACATGACTAGGAATTTCAGAATAACCCATGTCTGCTAGATCTCCGGGACCTGCTACAATCAATTTATGTCCTGTTTCTTTTGTAGCTTGTATAGCAATATTAAGACCTTTGTTTTCAATAACTCTACCAAAGTAAAGAATATAATCTTTCTTTGCCTTAGAGAATTCAAACTCGTCTGGTGAAAATGCATTTGGTATAACAGCGTCATACCAGCTAGGAGCCATTAACATCTTTCTCTCACCGTAGAACATGTGCATTTGGGCATAGCTGACAAATACTCTATAAGGTGCGAACACTGCCTTAGTGTCGTAGCCTATGCTAGGTTCGATGATAATAAGATCGTTATTGGCTTCGGCGGCAACTTGATTTTCCCAACCATGAAAGCAAACTATAATATCTCCGGGAGATTTTCGGGATTTAATTTCACCGGCTGCTCTTATATTGTATTTGTCTATACAAGAATTTCTGTGTGGGTATATCTCATCTAAACAAATTACAGTTTCACAATCTACTTTACAGCCCACTATACCGTAATGGATACAGTCCCATCCTAGAGGCATCATGTTGTTGATAAATTTTATTACCGCTATAGAAAAGGGATCGGTCCTGTTATTAATATGAACAGGACCGGTTGGATTGCTTAATATATGAATTGTAGGCATAGAGTTAATTAGATGCTTTTGATTTTTGTAGCCGCAATTTATTAAGTTGATCTTCTAACATTTTAATATAATGTACAGAAAATCTTCTTCTTAGTTCTACGGGAAAATCTTTTGATGCAAGTCTGTACTTTTGAATCTCTTCTTCTTTGAGAAAAATAAGTTTATCGATATCATTCATTGTGTACTATTTAATCGATCAATCTCATCGGCTGCTTCTTCTAACAAATCTGCAATACGGTCTGGCGTGCCTTCCTGTACTGATTTACGGTCTTTGATCTGTCTGCGAATCTCTGCTCGCTTGCGTAGGCGGAATATAAGACTCTGTTCACTTACTGGTAAATGACTTTCGTCTTTCATTTTATATCAAGCCCCTGTGTTTCTGGACTATAGTCCAATGTGCCGCCGTCTTTGTCATTAGGGTAGAAGTAAGCATCCTCATCTACTATTGTAACTTCTAAATCACCATGACGCAGGTCATAGTCCGTGAATCCACCTTTGTCGTGATATACACGGAATACATATCCGTTCAGTGTGTCCAGAATAAATCCTCGTGTGCCCACAGCGTTTTTGATTTTCATTTTTCTACCACCTTATATCCTGAGTAGGGATAGTGTTCTTGCAACCATTCCAACATGCCTGGTTCATTGGGCAGTCGGATTGAATCGTATTTGTTTGTGATATACATTATGCTTTCTCTGAAAAAGGGCCGTGACAGCCCTTGTTCTTCTTTTTGTCTAATTACTTAGGCATCATCAATGCATTGAAGTTGCTTGGAACAACAATGGTCTGTACTTGTCCATTCTTGATACCTTCTGAGATATTCAACATGGCTTGTGCCTGCATGAATGCAATACTAGCACCTGAGTTATTTGCAAGTGCTGCCATACGACGGCTTTCAGCTTCGGCAGTCTTAACTTCAACTTCCTTCTGCTTGAGTTCGTTCTTACTACGAACCAATGCGTTAGCCGACTCAACAACAGTATCACTTGGCAGTACATTACGAATCATAACCTGACTGATCATAATGGAACCGTCCAACTTTTCTTCAGAAAGGTTGCGAACAATTTCTTCCTTAATGTAGTTTTCCATGTCAGTGCGGTTGTCTGCCATATCCAATGCTTCGTACTTTCGTGCGGCTTTGTAGATAGCATTACGAGCATTCTGAACCACATAGTTGTACATCACATAAGTGTCACCTTTGAATTCAGCGTGGAACGATTTGTTCTTGGTTGAATAAAGTTCGGCAACATTCTGTGAATTGATGTTGTAAACAACTACAGCATCGAAGTCTTTCATGGTTGAGTTGTCCTTGGCCACCGGAGTCATATTCTCCAAGACCACGTTAACATCCTTGACCGGGAATGTAAGCACATCACCGATGAATGTCTGATTGAACGAACCAGGCAACAACTCACCTGGTTGTACCTGTTTATCAAAACCAACTCGCACACCGACCTCACCAGTCTCAATACGAGTACAAGCACTAGTTAGAGCAACTGCGGTCAAAACCAAACCAACTTTAATAAAACGCATCATTTAGATAACTCCAGTGGAAAAAAGATAAAAACAAACAACAAAACCCAAAGCAAAATACAAGGGCCTTAGCCAACGATCATTGATCATACAATACCTTAAAAAAGAATTACAAGCACTGTCATCAACATTACTGCTGCCAGTGATACAAGTATACTATAGCCTATGCTTTTTGTCAAGGCCAATTGTTCCTTGCCTTCCATATTTCTCATAGCACGAATGCCAAAATGTATCAGAACAGCAAGGATAGCAAATGCAAACCAAAGTTTAATCATTTTGATTATCCTTTAGTTGGGAAAGGCCAATCACTGCCTTGTGCCCTAAACACAGTTCCAGGAGGTGGTGTCACCTTACCATCAGTATTGCGAGTCCAACCAGTTGGTTGCACATAACGATACCGTGCTGGATCACCGTTTTCGCGATCTTCCACACCGGCCTCGTATCCAACGTCATATGCATTGTGTTCTCTGGAACCATAGTTGTATGAATTGCTATAGTCTGCACCAGAGAAGCCGTCACTATAACCACGCTTATGGATACTTGAACCGACTCGGACTTCTGGCGCAGGCTTAGCCGCACGTACAGTTTCAGTACTGTTGGCATTGCTCTGTACAGGCTTGTCAAAAGCATCCCTTGCTTCACCGCCCATTTCACCAATAACTTCATATCGGCAAGCACGACCCTTGGCACCATTGTAGTCACTTGGGATTGAAACAACATCAGCTGGATCAATCTTAACAATTACCACACGGCTGTCATTACCACCAAAGTGGTCCAAGTAACTCAAACCGCAGAAGTGGAGACCAGTACTGCAAGTTTGATCCTTGTTGTCGTCAACAGCGTTGCGTTCCATTTCGACAACAGTACCCGGGCTATTGTCCATAGTACCACTGTGAATGTCTTTGAAGTCTCGGCGTACTTTCTTGTAGGCAAGGAAGTAACCATCGGGAGTGATGGGCAAACTGTTCTTTTCCAAGAAGCCATAGAGTTCATCTACTGAACGCTTTGAAGGGTTCTTCATCAAGTTGTGCATGAACAGAACCATTGGCTCAATAGTAAAGCCATCCTGCAACATGGTAATCATACGGCTTGCCAATACACCTGCAAAAGGTTGTCCTTTCCAGAACAGTTGTTCGCCTTTGACAGAGATGTTGCCAGCACCGTAGTTCAGCACAACCTTGACTGGGTCAATAATGTTTTTAACAGTGTCCCAGTCTTGTGCTTTAATAGCATCAACTACCTTTTGGTAAGTGACGTGGGTCTTAGAAATCGTATGTGGTTTGCCGTCAATAACGACAGTAACATTCGAACCTTGAAGAATAAACGGATAACTCATTTTAAATACCTTTCTTTGCATCAATTAAATTTACATACTCGGCAATATCGCTTGCCTCTACGCGGTAAGTACTCAAACTAGTCAACAACGGATAACGGCTGTTAACTGTGTTGAGTTCTGTTTGATACTTGGTCACAAGTGCTTCTGGGCTAAGGTTAGCTGTAGGAGCAAACTTGCGGAACAGTCTATCAATATTGTAGCGGTTTCCTGTGAACTTGTCAACCTTTACAAACACTGAAACCAGTTTAGCGTAAGGACTGTTGGCATCAATTTCAGCCAAAATATCTTTATTGTGGATGCCGTTGATAACATCGGCCCCCTCTAATGCACTCTTAACCAAACTCATCAACAGTTTGGAATTGTCCTTAGCAGCCAACTGATCAACAATGTGTTCTTCAAAGTTCTTCCAGTTTGGCTTCTTCTTGATATCTTCAATGTCGCTCTTACGTACACCGTAGATCTCACCGTTGAACAAATTGTGCAAGCTCTTGACATCTTCATGCATGTCCTTACCGCTAGTATAGCCTTTGGCACTTAGCATTGTGAAGCCGCTCAATGGTACATAGTAGTAGGTTTCTGTAGTGACAAACTTGCTAGTATCGCCTGCGGCACGCCAGACCATATCTTGCTCATCACGACGATAGCCACCGCCACCACGACGTTCCAACTTGAGAATTGAAACGTTCTTACCCATGTTCTCACGTTCACGTTGCTTCAAGGTACTTGCGACAAAGCGACGAGCAAGCGGAGGTTCTTGGATAGCGGCAAAGAAAGACTTGGTATCCATGTCCTTAGTCTTGTCTGCCTTTTCCAAAATCCAGATAGCACGGCTGTAAACATCGCAACCAGTTTCACGATAGTGATAACGAGCACGTTCGCCGGCACCGGTCTTTAAATCATTGATGATGAAGTGACTGGCGTCATCAACCTGCACATGCCATTCTTGCCAAGTGATGTAATGTCCGGCAGCATTTTTTGCATGTCCGGGAGCGTACTCTGTAGTGCTCTTACCAGTGGTCACAGCCTTGTTATGACGAGTCTGATGCAACTGTCGAATCTGGATGTTATAGTTAGCAGCCAGGTCCTCTACTTTAAACTCAAACCGCTTCAAACGGTTGTACTGTTTGTCGTCATAAGTAGGCAAAGCAGTGTCTTGAGCATACTTGCTCACAGCCGCGGTCCACAGTCGATGCTCTTTCTTCTTGAACAAGAACACAGCACGATCCCACAGGTTCTCAATAGCATCTGCTTCCTTGGCAATGACCACAGTCAACGCCGCATTGACTGCTTCCAATTTACGTTTGATAGCCGCAACAGTTGATGGGATGTAACTGAGGCCTTCGCGGCTGGCTTGGAAGTCCAGTTCGCCAATACCAAAGTGCATTTCCAAACCGCAGATCAACAACTGCTTCAACTCAGGCGGAATAGATCCGTCAGCGTTAGGCACCTCGATAGGATAAGCAATATTGCCCATAATGGCTGCACTGTTACTGCGATCCTTGAAACTATGCACACCGGGAACAATGTCGCGGCTTTCGTACTCAGCATCAACAAACTGGAAATCGGAACTGCCAGAAACAACCGGACGGAGAGCAAAGTGTTTGTAGACAACTCGAGCTTCTTGTCGGAACTTGTCAAAGTCGTAACGATCGTTGACGGAAAACTTAACTTCAACACCAGCAGGCTCGTCTGTAGCTTCCTGCATCATCAAGGCAATGCTGGGCACGCCTTCCCCGTTGATAAAAGCTGAGTAGATACCCTTAACGCCGTTTTGGATAGCAGTCACAGTGAAGTTGTCAGTGTAGCTGAACGGACTCTTTGAACCCAACCCCAGCGCACCAATAAACTCGTTGGAGTTTGTTTTAGTACTTTCAAAGTAAGTGGTGTAGATTTGGGTAACTTGCTGATGACTCAAGCCAGTGCCGTAGTCACGGATGGCAAAGTGCGGCTCCAATGTGTTGGGCAAATGCACATCAAACGGAGTGTCTTTCTTACCTGCGGCTGCATGGCTGTCCACAGCATTGCAACTCAATTCGCGGATGATAGCACGGATCTTGTTAGCATACAAGCCCGAACTCAAAATGCTGAACGCTTTGGCAGAATTGCGAATACGGAACTCGCCAATTTCTGCTACGTTAGAAACAATAGCTTCGTTAACTGGAGCATTGTTGAGAATCATGTAAAACCTTTCAGTAGTGTGTTTGTCTGTATGTATATATTATACAAGAAAAAACCAACCCTGTCAAGAGTTGGTTTGTCCAAATTATCTACCCACTGCAATCAATCGAATTCGTAATGCGTTCAAACTTGACTGGATGGTCATAAGTTCTGCCAACGCCTTAGTGTAGTGACCGTTAGGATGTTTATCATGTCCCAGTTTACGATCTACGCCTAGAGCCATTTTTACACTGGCAATGGCTGTGTCAACTGCTTCAATTCTTGCTTCGAGTTTTTCTAAATCTGTCATTTTCTTTTTCCAATCTTGTCTACAACATCGGCCTTGCTCTGTAGCAGTTGGGCACGGAAGCGACGATAAACTCGCAGTGAAGCGACACTCATAGGATCTTCCTTGCCCTCCAACTCTGCTATCTTAGCATCCAGTTCGGCTTCGTGGGCACGATGACGTTCGACATCTGCCTTGAGCCCTTTCGCATCACCCCAGAAGAATTTCATATCATCCCCACTTTAAAATAAAGAACACAGCGTCCTTTTCGTTTTTAAATCTATACTCAAAGGGTCCAGTACTCCAGCGAGGATTATTATATCCTTCGTTTCTGTGTCCGAAATACTTTGAGCACCATGCCATCATCTCATCCTTTTCTTCCCACCAATCACCGCCTGAATAATACACAGTGTATTTCTGGGGAGCAAGTTCTTCTCGAACCCGCAGTTCTAAACTACGGGGCCGTTTAGTAAACCAGTTCATAGGAGTATGCGGATAAAAACTATTAACGTCTAAATCAATCATACACCTACGAACCGGCTGGCTTCGGCGTGCAACCCTGCGTCACCCTTGGTCATCACAGCCAACAACAATCTCTTTTCCTCCAAGTAGGTCTTGGCGAAAGCAGGATCGTGAGCCATGATGCTACGGCTGTTGCTGATCAAATCTGCCAACTTGATGGTCTGTGCTTCGGCGGGCGCTCTTGCAGTATGCTCACGGTCTATTGCCTTGCGGTGGGCACGATTGCCATCATGCGGTTGGCTAACATCAGTCAACCATCCAACCAAGGTAGCAACATCGATACCAAAGGCCATGTGGATGTCAGTGTATGTGCAACCAGTGTCTTCCACAACATCATGCAACCAAGCAGCCGCAACCATATCAGGAGTGCTACCCGGAACGCCTGCTACGATCTTGGCAACTTCAGCCGGGTGGACAATGTAGGGTTCGTTAGTGTACTTACGCCTCTGTCCAACTGCGGCGTGAGCAGCCATGGCATAGACTTGCGCCTTACGGACTACATCAAATCCGCTGAGATCCATTGTAAAATCTTCCATGCTGCTCTCCTTGTTAATAAGTATATATTATAGCATGGATTTACCATGCTGTCAACCGGAAGTTTTAACCACTTCCAGGATGGTAATTTCTACTACTAAATGCTTACGCAGTAGCATGAACTTTTTGAACTTGGCTTCTATGTCCGCCTGAATGTACTCGTCATGGTAAGGCATAGTAGCAACGTCCTCATAGGGTTCATCGTTTTCGTTTAACGCTATGAAACTGAGCTTCACTGTGCCCTGTTCGGGCTCTTTGAACATTTTAACAAATTTGTTGAACATGCAAATATTTAGTGATGCCCTTTAATTTCGTTATCTTTAATCATACGAACTGCCCGATCCATGGAGATTACAATTTCCCCAGTTGAGTCCATACCCACATCCATGCAACGATATTTTTCCATGCCTGTAGTGCCACCGTGCAAGTGACCGTGAAAGTGCAGAGAACCACGATGCATCTGATCCCATTCATAGATAGGATAGTGAAACATCACGCACTTGTGGCCATCATAGGTGATATCCAAATACTTATGTACTTCAACAAATGCATCGCGGAATGTTACATCCATTAGGGTCTTGCGGTCATGGTTGCCTTCTACAAGGATCTTATCTCCGTTCAACCGATTCATCATTCGTCCAGCATCACTTCCTGACATAAACGCTACATCGCCTAAGATGTAGACTAAATCACCCGGCTCTACTTTGTCGTTCCATTCTTCCGCCATTGCGTTATTCATATAAGCAACCTCGTCACGAAATCGTGCCCGTGTTTGCGGACAGAACTTCATAATGTTCTTGTGCCCGAAATGGAGATCCGAAGTAATCCAAGTTTTCATATTATTTCCTATTATACAGCCAGTGACCTATACCGTCAACTGGCATACCAAATTTCTTTAAACCCTTCTTCCTCAGTGGGCTCTTCCCAACTGGCAATCATGCTGGCAATAACATGATCCGGAATCTCTTTGCCAGGGCGGCTCATCAATCGGCGCATAAGTTCTTTGTGTTCAGGTGTCTTAAACACTATTGCAATATGCTCATAGTCAGGTAACATGTTAAACTTGCGAGTACGACTTGCAAGAGTAGTACTAGTTTGATCCCAGATAATATCTCGATTCATTTCACGAGCCGCAACAACTTCCTTGGCCATAAGGTCTACAGCAGTGGGCATAAAGTCTACAAACACTTCGCTGTAGGTGCGTCCTACTTCCTTTGCGTAGATTTCAACCCACTTGTCTGTGCTAATACAAGAGCAGGTCAACGCCCAGTCTTGTTCAGCCACCCAAGTACTTTTACCTGAACCAGGCACTCCAATCAATTGATAACATTTTGCCATTTAATCTACACTCCTAAAAGTTCGCCAATCGTCTATGTTTGGCTTTTCATCTTCATCATATGTCCAACCCAAAGCCTTCATCATGCGATGCTTGACCAATAGGTTGGGGCTACGGAATCTACCTGTGTCTTCAAAGCCCATCATAACACCAACTTCGCAAACTGCACCACTGCGGCAAATACCCGCATAGCAGTGAACAACTACATTCATACGGTTGTCCTTTGCGTGTTGCAACAGTCGAACAAGCGCGTTAGCCTGCTCTTGACTACATTTCATTGCTTCTTCCAACACTTCGTCCTTGGCCTCTACGTCCAAAAACTCAAAGTTGTGTTGCTCTTTAAACTTGTGAGCAGGCACAGGGCGCCAGCTGGCCGGATCAACAATGCTGATCAGCATACTGTTCTCACCTGCCTCATGATGAAACCTTGTGGGTATATCAGCGGCCGCTACGTTTTCAATCCATGGCATTTTATTCTCCTGCGCATTATATAATTATAGCATCACTTTACCATTTTGTCAAGCCAGTAAATAATGTTATGTCCACCCAAAAAACTCGCCTAGAAAAAAAAGCTGACGATATATTTGAGTTGCTGGATCATTATGTTTATCCCACAACGGGCGAAACACTGGCAGCTCAAAAGGGTTTGATGGTAGGCTGGTTAGCTAGACTGGCAACTACTGACTGGACAGTTGCAGAAGAATTAGAAAGACGATTACATCTTGCTCGGAAACAAAAAGGTAAAATTTGAATTTTATACCCTCTAATTTTAGAAATAAATATAATTATGAGATGTTTCTATAAATTAAAAATTAATAATCTAGAATCTATACAGGCACACGCATTATCTAAAAT